AAGAGCGAACGCGAATTTGCAATGCCAAGCGCGAGCGAATATCTCGCCGCGTATCACGTTGGTGGCCAGACATGGGCGAACGTAAACGCCGCGTACAAACAGAACGTTGCACGTAAGCAGACGGCAATTCAGGCCGCGCTCGCTCAGGATCTCACCTCTGATACACCCGGATTGTTGCCGACTCCGGTGCTTGGACCGGTTTTCGTCGGGAAATCGTACGTCGCACCATTCCTCACCGAGGTTGGTACCCGTGCAATGCCAAACGGCAACGGAAAATCGTTTATCCGTCCAACCTTTACTCAATACACCGCTAGCGGTGTTCAGACCGAGGGCCAAGCGGTTACGTCGCAAAAGGCCACGATTGCGTCAAACTCGGTAACCCGTCAGACGGTTGCCGGTGGCGTGTTCATTTCGCAACAGGACATTGATTTCACCGATCCGGCGGCACTCAACGCCATTTTGGACGATCTCGCCGGCGAGTACCTCATTAAGGCCGACGATATCGCGGTGGACGCTTGCGTGTCCGGCTCGACCAACCTTGGACAGTGGGACGGAACCCCGGAGGATTTCATTTTGTTCCTCTACGGTGCGGCCCGCGACATTTCCAACGGCACGAACCTTTTCCCAACCCACATTGTTATGGGCGTGGACACTTGGGCCAAGGTTGGTTCGTTGGTGGATCAGGACAAGCGTCCGGTATTCCCGGCGATTGGTGCAACCAACCTTTTGGGCACCAACACGTTGGGCGCGGGTGACGTCACCAATTGGTCCACCACCAACCCGTTGGGCCTCCGCACGATCGTGGATAGCAACGTGGCCGCCAAAACCATGGTTGTGTTCCACGGCCCCGGTATGGAGATCTATCAGAACATTCGTGGCATTATGACCAAGGAAGATCCGGAATTGTTGGGCCGTAATTTCTCGTACTACGGCTACCTCGCAACGTTCATTCCTAAGGCCACATTGTTGCAAAAAATCACTTGGGCCTAATCGGTAGGGCCGGTGCATGGCCACCTATTCGATAACGTCCAAACAACTCACCGCCAATTATGGGGTTGTAGCAACGCTTACCGCTAATGAGATTGTCGCGGGACAATCGTTCACCATTAGCGGTTTAGCGGGATTTAACGGCACGTACGTAGCCGTAGATCTGCCGCAATACCAATTTACGGGTGTAAGCACCGCCGGGGATTTGCAATTTAACACGTCCGTGTTGCTACCCAACCAAGTGTTATTTGCGTTGGCCGGGGACGATATCGAACGCACAACCGCCACCGGAACGATCACCTACACACTTACATGCACGTGGATTACCAAAGCGGACGTGGAGGATTGGTTGGGTTTCACCGTTACCGTCCCGTCGAGTGATGATGACCTACTAACCATTTGCGTGGCCGCCGCAAATGCGTACGCCTACCGCAAACGCCAAGAGGCCGGCTATTTTGACGCGTCACTATCCACGGTGCCTAGTCAGGACGTACGCCTAGGCACGATCATGTACGCGGGTGCGTTGTACCGCGAACGTGGATCCATTGACCAATACGCGTCATTTGACCCGCTCGCCACCGGGACACCTACCGGCGGCAGTATGGGCCAAATTATGCGGCTATTAGGGGTTAATCGTCCGGCGGTGGCGTAATGGCCGCCACCACAAACGCGTTTTTATTGGGCTACGACAACGTAGTGGACCGGTTACAGGCCATTACCGGGCTAAAAGTGTTTGATGACCCACGCAACCTCAACCCACCGTGCGCGTTGGTGGACGCACCCGTAATACGCATGAATAGCAACCTTGTATTTGATATGACGTTTTCGGTAAAGATCATTGGCACCGGCCCCGGCGATTACAAATGCCTATCCAAATTGTTGGAACTTGCGGACCTAGTACGCCGCGCACAAATCGGGCTAACGGACGTGCGGCCAACGGTAACGACCATTGGCACCCAAGAATACGCAAGTTACGAACTCACCATAGGGGCTAAGATTGGCCCATGAGTACGTATCGAGTAACCCACGCATTTGCGGATTACCAACCGGGCGATTTGATACCGGCAACCCAAATTGGCATTAAGGATTTCTACTACTTGTTGGAAATTGGCGCAATCGTCCCCAATGGTGACGTGCAAACCGGCCCGAAACGTGCTAAAAAAGTAACAACGAAAAGTGAGGACTAAACTATGGCAATGCCGCAAACCGTCTATTACAGCGCACCCGAGGTAAAGATTGGGGCCGCGTCGGGTTCGTCCGTAGATCTGTCCGAGTTCGCCAAGAGTGCGGTACTCACCCGCCAAGCGGACGCATTGGAGAGTTCGAGCATGGCGAGCCGCGACCGGTTCTATCAGGCCGGCATGAACAGTAACCAATTTGTGGTTACGTTTAATCAGTCATACGAGGCAACCGAGGTGTACGCAACGCTCGCGCCATTGGTGGGTACGCAATGCTACGTCGAATGCACACCCGTGGACGGAACCGGCCCAAGCGCAACCAACCCGAAATTTTCGCTAACCAACACCTATTTGGAGGCCATGGACGTGTTGGCCGCAAACCTTGGCGAATTGGGCGAGGTCCAATTGACGTTTACCGGCGGCACCTACGCCGCGGCTACGTCATAACACCTAGGTGATTGGCTAGCGACGTGATTATTAAATGGCAAATCCCTATTAAGGGCACCACCACCGAGGTGGAAACGCGGTTTATTGACGTACTCAATTGGGAACGTCACACCAAACGATCCATGCAACAACTCACCACGGACCTACGGGCCGTGGATATGGTGGTGCTTACGTGGTATGCGTTGCAACGCACCAAACACGATTACGCCAATTTGTCGTTGGCCGATTACGAGGCCGCATTGGACGGACCACCTACACCGGTGGATAGCGGGCCGGTAAACCCTACGGAGGCGGCTACCGCCGCCGATTAGCCGAAATATTGGTGGCAACCGGGTGGTGGCCGCCAAACGTCGAGTTTGACGAATACGACATGGCTACCGTGGTAAGTGTGATTAACGACCAAAACCGCCAAATGGAACGTGCTAGCCGTGGCCGTTGATTTGGAGGTGGGCGTAGTAGGCGTAAAACAGGCCCTAAAAGATCTAAACAAAATCGCGCCAACGTTACGCCGCCAAATAACCAAGGATTACGCGCAAATTGTGGAACCCATGATAAAAACCGCGCACCAAGCAATCCCACAAATTGCCCCGGTTACCGGTATGGACCGCACCGGGTGGAAAACGCGTAGCGGCCTACAAATATTGCCACCGGGAGGTTGGAACGGCACGGCCGCAACCAAGGCCCTAAAACCCAAGATAAACACACGCCGCATTAAAGAGTTTCGCGGCAACAAGGAAAACGTAGGCACGTTTGGCGTGGTGTGGCGCGGGTTTGCAAACACGGTGTTTGATATGGCCGGACGTAAATCGAGCGGCAACAAGGACGTGTTTAGCCGTATGGGATCACACGGCCGCATGGTAGGCGCGGTAGGTGGTCCGCATTTGTTAGCGATTTTGCAAGGCCGTTACGGTTCCGCGTCACGCACCGTGTGGCCGAGTTACGAACGCAACCAAAACGAGATAGACAACCAAATGCAAAAATTGGTGGACGAGGTAATGCGACTAGCAAATAGTGATCTGTCCAAACCAACTAGCGTTGGTGGTTAACCATGGCCGTTTCATTACCTATCGTTTCCGAGTTTGACGGCACCGGCATTAAAAAGGCCATTGCCGAATTTAAGCAACTAGAAACCACCGGCGAAAAGGCCCAATTTGCGTTAAAAAAGGCCGCGGTACCGGCCACCGCCGCGTTGGGTGCATTGGCCGTTGGCCTTGGATCTGCCACCAAGGCCGCTATTGAGGACGCCGCCGCGCAAGACAAATTGGCGGGTGTGCTACGTCGCACCGGTATGGCAACCGACGAGGAAATAGCAAGCGTCGAGGAATTTATTAGTGCCCAATCGCGCTTAACGGCCGTTACAGATGACGATTTACGGCCCGCGTTGGCCACGTTGGTAAACGCCACCGGGTCCGCCACGTATGCCCAAGAATTGCTAACGATTAGCCAAGACGTAGCCGCGGCCACCGGCAAGGACCTAGAAACCGTAACCCAAGCAATGGCCAAGGCCGCCAACGGCCAAACCGCCGCACTCTACAAATTGGATCCGGCACTACGCACCACCGTAGGCGTTGGGGCCGAGTTTGAGGACGTGCTACGCGGCCTCAACATACACCAAGGTGCCGCGGCCGAGGCCGCACTCACCACCGAGGGCAAAATGAAAAATCTCTCGATCCAATTTGGGGAGGCAAAAGAAAGTATCGGCGCGGCGTTAATCCCGGCGGTGGAAACGTTGTTGGGTTTGCTAATCCCGTTGGCCAATTGGGCACAAGAAAATTCCAAGGTATTTTTGATTGTGGCCGGTGTTATCGGCGGTGTGGCCGTTGCGGTACTTGCCGCCAACGCGGCAATGAAGGTGTACCAAGCCACGCTAATTATTGTTAAGGCCGCGCAATTGGCCTTAAACGTGGCTATGTCGCTAAACCCTATTGGGTTGGTGGTTATCGCTATTGGTGCATTGGTAGCCGCGTTTGTGTTGGCATACAAAAAATCCGAGACGTTCCGCGAGGGCGTCCAAGCACTATTTGAGGGCGTAAAAAACGGGGTTACCGGCACCGTGGAATTTATTAGCGGCCTACTCAACGGTGTGTTGGGGTTCTACAAATCGTTGTTTAACGGCATTGCGTCGTTATGGAATAACACCGTAGGCAAATTAACGTTTACGATCCCGTCATGGGTGCCCGGCCTAGGCGGTAAAGGGTTTGCGGTACCCAAAATTCCTATGTTGGCCGAGGGCGGCATTGTTACCGCACCCACGTTGGCCATGATTGGCGAAAAAGGCCCGGAGGCCGTAGTACCACTCAACCGGGGCAATATTGGCGGTTCGATCACCGTAAACGTGTATTCCACGTTGGCGGACGCAACATTGCCGGACAAATTGGTAAACGCGTTACGCCAATACAACCGGCGTAGCGGCGTGATTGACATACGGGTGGCCTAAATGCCCGGCGTTGTAGCGTCCGCCGGCGATTACACGGTGTTACTAGATACCGGGTGGGATAGTAATTCTTTCCGTTT